GTCGGCTGCCGGATGAGCACCGAGGTCGTCGAGGACGCACTCGTCTCGCTCGCGGATGCCGTTGCAACCGAGTTCAGCACTTCTCTCAGCTTCAAAATCGACCAGTGCGGCTGGATCGGTGACGGCACGAGCACCTACGGCGGCATCACCGGCGTCGTCAACAAGATCAACGACGGCACCCACACCGCCTCGGTCGTGTCGGCCGCGTCTGGCAACACGGCGTTCGAGACGCTGGACATCGAGGACTTCCTCGCCGTGATGGGCAAGTTGCCACTCTACGCCCGCCAGGGCGCGGCCTGGTACGTCTCCCCGTCCGGCTACGCCGCGAGCATCGCCCGCCTGAAGTACGCCGCCGGTGGCAACACCGTCGACAACCTCGGCGCCGGCGCTGGCGAGTCGTGGCTGGGATATCCAGTGCGGATGGTGCATGTAATGAACAGCACCCTCGGTGCGGACGCCAGCAAGGTGAAGGTGCTCTTCGGCAACCTCTCCCTCGCCTGCATCTACGCTCGGCGTCGTGACTTCTCGGTGCGGCTGTTCGATCAGGTCTACGCGACCACCGACCAGCTCCTGCTCCAGGGAACGATGCGGTTCGATTCGGTCGCACACACCCTTGGCTCGACTTCGGAGGTCGGTCCCGTGATCGCTCTCCGTTCGGCCGCCTCGTGATAACAGGAGAACCTGAAGCATGATCCACTCCCAGAACCACAAGGTCGTCGCGGAAGTCCCCTCGGCCGCCATTGGTGCGACCGCGACGGCCACGCTGACGATCGACACCATCGGCTTCGACCACGCCAGCGTGACCGTCCTGCGGGCGAGCAACGCCAGCACGGTGTTCGCAAGCGTGATCAAGGTCGAGGAGTCCGACGACAACTCGGCCTACACGAACGTCACCGCCCTCGTCGGCGGCGGCACCGGCGGGTTCACGATTCCGGCTGTCTCCAGCACCTCGGCGACGTCCATCCTCAAGATGGACATCGACACGCGGGCGAAGAAGCGATACCTCAAGGTGTCCTACACGCCCGGCGCGACCGCGACCGTGGCGATTACGGCTCGCCTGGGTCGCGGTGAGGAGTCGCCGGTGTCGAGTACGGAGGCCGGTGTCATCGGCCTAGTTGTTGGCTAGTCCCGTCCAAGCGGGACGGCCATGATGGCCGACAAAGGCGCAAGGATGCGCGCCCGCTCCTTCCAAGGAGCGAATCATGCTGCTGCGTATTGGTAACTGTGAAGCCGAGGTGAAGGTCGCCGCTCTGATGAGCGTGCCTCGCCTCGGCTTCACTGACAACTTCTTCTGCATCTCGCAGGCTCTTGCGCCGCACGGGATCGCGCCGATCAAGCACACGGGCGTGTTCTGGGGGCAGTGCGTCCAGAGGTGCCTCGAGCAGGTGATCGACACGCACGACGTCGTGCTCACCATCGACTACGACACAATCTTCACCGCGAAGACCGTCGAAGCGCTCCTGGCCCTGCTGATGCACTCCGGCTACGACGCCATCGCGCCGCTCCAGACCAAGCGGGAGGCGAACACGGTGATGTTCGCCCTCGAGGGCGTGTCGCCGGATGACAAGACGACCGTCGAAAACGACTGGTTCAGCAAGGTCGTCCAGCCCGTCGAGACGGCCCACTTCGGCTGCACGTTCATTCGCACCGCCGCGATCAAGAAGATGCCCAAGCCGTGGTTCCTCCACGAAGCCAACGAGCGGGGCGAGTTCAACGGCGGCCATGTGGACGAGGACATCTATTTCTGGAAGAAGTTCCACGCCAGCGGGAACAAGCTCGGCATCGCCACCAACGTCAGCGTCGGCCACGCCGAACTGATGATCACCTGGCCCTCGCGGAGCGTCGAGAGCGGCAAGGTGCAGCAGCACACGACTGAGTTTTGGAACGGCGGCAAGAAACCGCCCGAGGGTGCCTGGGGGTTTGTGCCATGAAGATCAGAATCGTCAAGCCGTTCTCCGGCTACCGCGCCGGCCAGGAGTTCGACTGGGGCGACGGCGCCGCCCGTATCTACATCGCCCGGGGGCTGGCCGAGGAGGTGGTTGAGCGGCGGCTCGAGACGGCGACGGTCGAGAACCGCAGCGAGCAGGCGACCATGCCGCTCCCCCGGAGGAAGGTCCGATGACTGTCACCATCACCTACGGCTCGCCGGAGTTCCCTTCGGCGGGAGTCACGCCCTACCGGAGCGTCATCAAGTACACCGCCCCTGCGGCCTACCCTATCACGCTGACCGAGGCCAAGTCGCAGTGTCGCGTCGACACCTCCGACGAGGACACCTACCTGAACAGCCTGATCGCGATGGCGACGGAGTACGTCGAGAACGTGCTGGACATCAGCCTGATCTCCCAGACGCTTGAGGCCCGCTACGACTGCTTCCCCTTGTGGGAGATCGTCCTGCCCCGCCCGCCGATGGCGAGCGGCACGGTGACGGTCATCTACCGCGACGAGGCGGGGGCCAGTCAGACGATCACCTCGGCCGCGTCGGCGTTCCAGACCGACCACTACGTCACGCCGGGCCGCATCTACCCCTTGTACGAGGGCGTCTGGCCGGCGGTGCGTGGCGACGAGAACAGCGTCGTTGTCCGCTGGCCGGCGGGCTACGGGGCCAGCGGCTCGAGTGTGCCAAGCACCGTCAAGGGGCTGCTCCTTCTCCTCGTGGCCCACTGGTTCGAGATGAGACAGCCCGTGGTCACCGGCTTCAGCCAAGTGCTGCCGGTTCCGCAGACGTTCGACACGCTCCTGGCGGCCTCCGGGTGGGGCGGATACCGATGAGCCTGACGGCGACGGTCGACGCGCGGGTGCAGGCCAGGACGCGGGCGACCAGCGGCCTGACTGCGTCCCTTGACGACCACACGCTGTCGTTCTTCTTCGACGTCGGCGACTGCACGAAGGTGTGGAGCGACCGCCGGACATTTGCCTCCGGCTTCGACGACATCGACTTTTCGACCATCGGCGTCGGCACCGTGAAACTCCTGTGCCTGAAGAACCTGTCGACGACCAGCCAGATCGCCTTGTCGGCGGGATGGACGGGGAGCCAGTTCAGCGTCTTTCGGCAGGACGCTACGTCGTGGAACTTCTCGCCGATGATCAACCTGGGGTCGCTGTCGCTTCGGGGCTATCCGATCCGCGAGGGCGGCGCGTTTCTGCTCTCCTGCCCCAACTCGGCGGGCTTTGCCACGACGTCCGGCGGGAGCATCCTGCGGGTCGGCGGAACGACGGGGCAGCAGTACGAAATCTACGTCATGGGAACCTGACCGATGGCACTCTCCGCTCAGATCAACTTGCTGCTCATGGCCCACGAAACCTCGAGCGGCGACCTGTCGAGGACGCTGCGGGCCACGCCGGCGAGCTACTCGCTGGCGATTGCCGACGGCACCGGCGACAACCAGGCGCAGGTGGTGTGGAGTGCCTCGAGGACTGCGACGACGTCGAACGACGACTTGATGCTTTCGGCGCTCGCTGACACCCGCGACGGCGCGGCCGTCACGGTGACGTTCACGCAGATCAAGGTGGTGTACGTCAGGAACACAAGCAGCACGCAGAACCTGAAGATCGGCGGGGCGTCCGGCGTCGGCGTTTTTGCAGGGATGCCGATAAGCGTGGTGTTGACGATCCCGCCCGGCGGATGCTACCTGTTCTCAGTGCCGTCCGCTGGGGGGGTCGCCGCATCCGCTGGCATATCTGTGGCCCGCTTCGCCGCTGAAGCCGGCACATGCACCTACGACGTCGTCCTCATCGGCGAAGGGACCGTGGCGTGATCATCGGCCAGATGCGGGAGCGCGTGGCGGTCAAGGCCCAGACGGAGGTGCGAAAGCCCTCCGGCGAGACGGTCATGGACTGGAGCACGACGGTCGCGACTGTCTGGGGCAGCGTCAACGGCCTGTCGAGCCGGGACATCCTCCAGGCCCAGCAGGCCAACGTGATCGCGACGCACCGCCTACGCATCCGCTACCGGGCCGACGTCACGCATCTCAACCGCTTGGTGTGGCGTGGCCGTACTATGGAGATTGCGGCGGTCGTCGAGCGGGACAACCGCACGGCCCTGGAAATCCTGGCCCGCGAGGTGCAGTGATGGCAATCCAGATCGACGCAACGCAGCCGCGCGACTTCGGCGGCCGGTCGGCCCGGCAGATCGTCGAAGGATTCGTCAGCATCCAGACCGCCGGCGCTCGAGAGATCGCCAAGGAGCTGGAACTGATGGCCCTGCGGGCGCAGCGCGACCCGGGGCAACTCCGCGCGAAGGCCGTCAAGAGGGCGTCGGAGATTCTGGTCAAGGGCTACCGATCCAAGATCAACAACGTCACCGACAACCTCTCCAAGTCCATCGCGACGCGAATCCGGCAGTACGACGGTGCAACGGTCGCCATCACCGGCCCGCGAGTCACCGGCGCGGTCGGGGCCGACCCAGATATGGGGAGCGGCAACCACGCCTGGCTGGTCGAGTTCGGGACTGGCCCCCGCCGCCCCGGCACGCAGGGCCGTCGCACCTACATCAACGTCCACCAGATGATCAATGGGAAGATGAACCGGGCCGGCACGTTCAACGACAAGCAGTTCGCCAGCATGAGCCGCGGATACTACTTCCTCATGGGGTCCAAGAACGAGCGAACCAGGCAGGCGAAGGCCGGCAGCGGCGGCGACCATGACTTCTGGACGCCGAAGGGCGGCGGAAAGCAGCGGCCGGTCACACTTCAGCCTGGCGAGACGTACCGCCCGATGCCAGCGAAACACCCGATGGAGAAGACGATCTCCGAGAACTCCTCGGCCGTCCTGGCCGCGCTGATCGCGAACATGCGGAACTACATCGAGGAGCTTCAGTGATCACGAAGCCAGAGGACTACGTCTACTACCGGCTCACCGGCTCACCGGCGGTCGCCAGGCTCGTCGGGTTCAACGTCTACCCGATCGCCGTACCGAAGTCGGCCGGCTTCCCGTTCGTGGTCTACAAGCGGCAGAACATCATCCGCGAGGCCAGCCTGGGCGGGCCGCTGTTCGCCCCCCTCCTGTCGATCCAGATCGCCTCTTGGGCGCTCACCCACGACGCCGCCCGGGAGTTGGGGGACGCCGTCCGGCTTGCGCTGGATGGCAACACCGGCACCGCTGCCGGGGTTACAATCCAAGATATGAGGCTCGTCAGTGAGACTGACGACTTCTTGGACCCGACGGCCGTAGGAGCACAACTCCCCCCGGCCTACGAGGTTCGACAGTTGTACCAGATCAGGTGGCAGGAAGCCGCCGAGTAATCCTACAGGTCAAGACACCGGCGCAAGGAGGCGCGACTCATGGCAGGCGTTTCGGCACAAGGACTGACGTTCTCGTTCGGCGGCTCGAACCTCACCGTCACCTCGGTTCAGGTCAATGACACCCAAGACCTCATCGACGGCAGCCACCTGGGCATCGCCCCGAACGGCCGCCGAGAGTACGTCGGTGGCTTTGCCACCGACCGCGAGGTGCAGGTCGACTACATCTCGACGACGATCCTCACCGCTGGCGTGTCGGGAAGCCTGTCGATCACCGGCCCGCTCTCCTTCAGCGGCAACGCGACGATCGCGTCGTCCTCGATCGGCGGCTCTGTCGGCGCCCTTATCAGCGGGAGCGCGACGTTCCGAGTCGCGTAAGCGATGGCGGGATTCGCGGCCCACGGGGCGACATTTACGTTCATTGGCTCCCGCGCCACATTCTCAGGTGCGGTCGTCGGAGTCAATGTCGAGACGCCAACCGCAGAGGTCGTGGATATGACCTCTGTGGTTGACGCTCCCGGCGCAAGCGTGCTCGTCCCGACTGGCGAATGGAGCGGCGCCAGCATCTCCGTCGACTTCATCGTGACGTCGTCCTCCGACATCAAGCAGGCGGTTCGCGGCGTCGGACCCCTGGTATTTGCGTCCCCGCGATGGAGCGTGGCTGCGCGAGTGATTCTTGAGTCTGCCAGCGTGGAGGCTCGCGTTGGCGATATTGTTCGTGGTTCTGCGAAGTTTCGTGTCACTGATTACCAAGGAACGTGATTTATGGCCCTGAGCAAGGCGAAGATTCTGGCGGCGAGGGACGTCAAGTTGTCCGATGCGGTTCCGGTCCCCGAGTGGGGCGGCGACGTCTACATCCGCACCATCAGCGGGACGGAGCGTGATCGCTTCGAGGAGGCGTACAGCGAGCAGAAGATGAAGGCGTTCCGCGTCCGCTTCCTCGTGATGACCCTCGCGGACGAGAACGGCGAGCGGCTCTTCGGGGACGCCGACATCGACGCCCTTGGCGACAAGTCCAGCGTCGTGATCAACCGCCTGTTCGACAAGGCGTGGCAGCACAACGCCTTCACCGACAGCGCGGTGGAGACGCTGGGAAACGATTCACCGACCGCCCCGAGCGAAAGTTCTACTTCGACCTAGCCTTGGCGCTGGGCCGGTCGGTGCGAGAGTTGCTCGAGACGGTCGACTCGCAGGAGTTGTCGGAGTGGTTCGCCTACCAGCAGCGGTGGCCGCTGGGGAACAGTTGGCAGCAGACGGCGAGGATATGCAGGACGATCATGGCCGCGTCGGGCAACTACAAGCGAGTGCCTGACGAGGATGTGTTCATCCCGGCACAGAAGCGACCGAAGCAATCGCATGAGTCGATGCTGACGGAACTGATGAAGTTGAAGCAGCCTCAAGGATGAGACGATGAGCCGTCGCGGGTATCTCGGCAAAATCTCGGCGATCCTGACGGCAGACTCCAAGGGGCTGTCCCGCGGCCTGAGTAACGGCGCTAAGGACGTCACCCAGTTCGCGAGGAAGATTCAGAGCACCATCTCCGGCGCCACGAGCCGCGCTGGCAAAGAGTTCGACAACATCTTGACGCCGTTGCAGAAGTTGCAGCGGGCGCTCAAGCTGGGCGTCGGGCAGAATCTCAAACTCGTCAACCAGCAGGAAGTTCAGGCGATCCGGCAGTTTGCCGAGGCCGCCGAACGGATCGCCAAGCCGGTGTCGCAGGCCGCGAAGGACTTTGCCGGCCTGTCGGCGCAGGTGCAGAGGAACTTCGCCCCAGCCCTCGAGTCAGCGCAGAAGGCCGCCGAGCAGCTCCGCGTATCCCTCGGCAGCGGCGCCAGGGTGAGCGAGCGTGACTTTGCCAACCTCGAGGCGAGGATCAACCGCGTCGCACAGGCCGCGACTCGCCTGCGAGAGGCGGGCCAGACGGCCGGCAGCCTGGCGTCGGGGCAGGAACTCCGTTTCCAGCAGCCGGGGTTCGTCCAGCAAGCTGCCCGCGCCGCAGCACTTCAGCAGCAGGCGGCGTTGCTGTCGCCAGATCAGATACAGGGCGGCGGCGTGGCGGCGCTCGTCGGCCAGCAGCGGCAGGCGGCACGGGAGGCAGAGAACCTCCTCTCCACGCTCGAGCGTATCCGCATCACGCGAAACGGCGACGCCCAGGCGGCAGAGGCGGCGTACAACCGCCAGGTGGCCGGGCTGCGGGTAGTTAACGATCAGCTAGAGAGAGAGATCACGCTTTCGCGGCAGGCAGCCGCGGCACAAACCCGCGCTTTCTCGCTTGTTGAGGCGCCTCGAGAGCAGCGCGGCCTCGGACTGTTCGGCTCACAGGTGGGGGCGGACTCCGAGAGGGCCATTACCCGCGCTGGAGAGGTGTCTGCGGCGTTTGCGAGGTTGCCGGAGGCTGCCCAGAACGGCCTTCGCGGTCTTGCTTCCATCGCATCGAACGTCGCCAACGGCGTCGCCGCAGGGACCAGCAACGCCGCGCAATTGGCCGCAGTGCTGGATCAGCTCGAGCGATCGATCGCTGGCGTAAACGGACAACTGGACGCACAGGACACCGCGAGGCAGCAAGCGGCTGACGCCTCCCGCTTCCTTGTCGTCGACCAACAGACAACTACGCTCCTCGACAATGAGGGGCGGGCCTCGCGCTCTGGCGACCCATTTCGCGCTTTCACTGGCAGGATCGGTGGCGAAATCGGCTCGGTTCGTCGCCAGCTAGAGGAACTCCCGGGTCTTGCTGCCACCCTCGGCCCGCCGGTGGACAACCTCACGACACGGTTCCAGAACCTCGCACGCCAAGGCGTCGGCACGACGGCCGAGCAGTTGCAAGGAGTCCGAAACGAGATTCAGGCCATCCAGGAAGCGATCACCAGCCGCGGTGACATAGGCCAGCAGTTCCTCCGCAACTTCGGCGGCGCTGGCGCCGCGGGCCTGAACCTCGGCGTCGACACGAGGTCGCTGAACGCCGTCGGCGCGCAGATCGAGTTCGTCCAGGGGCGTCTTGCTGGGCTGACTGCTCAACAGCGGGGGCCGGCAATTGCCGCGCTCGAGGCGTACCGGATAGCTGCGTTTCGGGCGTACAGTGGCCTCGAGGAAAACGTCGAGGAGGCTGCGGCAGAACTGGCGAGACTGCGACAGGAGTTGATACGCACCGCCGCCGCCGCCGCTGGGGTCGGTGAGGGCGGCTTCGGGCGTGACCTCGCCCGCGTCGGCGACGTTGCCCGGGGCGCATTCGGAAAAACTGGCCTCGCAATCCAGCAGGCCGCATTTGCCCTCGACGACTTCTTTAGCGTCACGGGCGGTCTGGATCAACGGATTCGGGCGGCCGGCAACAACCTCTCGCAGCTTGGTTTCATTCTCGGCGGAACGACGGGGCTGATAGTCGGAATCAGCACATCAATCACTGCTCAGTTGGTCGCTGCGCTGATCAAGTGGTACAGCACGGGCGTCCAGACTGACGACCAGTTGAAGTCTTTGAACCAGACTCTGGGGCGGCAGAAGTCACTTGTGGAGTCGCTGGCGGCGGCCTACGACGCTGTGGCAGAGTCGATCGAGAGGGCCGGCGGAAGCAGAGCCACGCAGCAGTTACGAGAAAGGGACAGGACGCTGGCCGACCTGCGCAGGCAGCAGGATGCACAGCGGAGGGAGCAAATCGCTGCCCTTGACCCCACCGTGCAGCGCGAGCGAGGCATCCAGGCGGCCCGGCAGCGCGAGCTTGAGAATGCAACCGACCCCGGCGAGCGAGTTCGCCTTCAGCGTGCAATCCGCGACTCACAGGAGGCAGAGCGAAAGGCGGCGGATGCTGCCGTCGCAAGGCCGGGGATTTCGGCAGAGCAAGCCGTCGAGGGGGTCGTACAGGCCAGGCGTGCAGTCAGGTCTGCTGAGATCGATGCGCAGCCGCAGTCGCTCATAAACGCAAACCCGGAAGACGCACAACGATTCCTCCAGCAACGACAGCAGCGACTCATTGAGGCGGAACTCGAAATAGCGGACTTCCGCAACCGGCAGTCAGAGGCCGTTCGCAATGCCGGCGGCCCCCGTGAACAGGCTGCGGCGGCCAGGAGCCTTATCGAGGAAGAGCAGCGACGCATTGAGGCAAGCATTCGGCCGGGCGACACGACCGCGAACGTCGAGCGTCGAAGGCAGTTGGAAGACCTTGAGAGGCAGAAACTAAGCCTCGAGAAGGACATCTTCCGCGACGCGACGAACAAGGTCGCCATCGAGGCGACAAAAGCCGCCATCGACGCCGCCAACCAGATCGGCCGCGCGCAGGAGACTCTGGCGAACGCACTCAATGGCGGGGCGTCCCAGATCGAGCGTGAGTTGAGCGCTCTGAATGAGCGTCTCGTCAAGGCGGAAAATCAACTCAAGACGGCCCAGGAGGGGGGCGACGTTGATGCCGCCGAGGCGTCGAAGAAGGAGATCGAAGCCGTCAGGAATCTTGTTGCAGAACAAGAATCACTCGCAAACACAACCAAGGCCGTTGCCGAAGCCCTTGACAGACTAAGCAATCAACTCGTCGATACCGTCGCCCAGGAGGCGAGGTCATCGTCCGACCAAGCCCGCAGGGCCGCGAACCGCGCCCAAGCCGACCGGAACAGGCCGGGCGTGGACTTAGAGTTTGAGCAAAGGAGAGCCGCCAGACTAGAGGCCGATGCGCAGCGAGCCGAGGCCGACCGCGAAGAAGTGCGCGCAAGAAACACGGCAGCCAGACAAGACTTTGAGAGGAGAGCAGCAGCAGGCACGCTTGGACCCGAATGGAATGACTTAATCAGACAACGCGACGAAGCGCAGCGTGTCCTTGACTCGGAGACTGCTTCCGTTGAGCAGAAGCAGGAAGCGGAGCAGCAGCGCGAAGCGGCGAACAGAGCCATAGATCGCGAACTGGACAAGCGGGGAGACAAGCCGCGAGAACGGGCGAATGAGGCAGATGTCAAGAAGCAGAAAGCGACGTCACTTGATGAGTCCATCCTCCGCGGTCGCGAACTCCTCAAGACCCCGCTTGAGAGGGCAAGGGAAGAGGCTGGGCAGAGGGCTTTGGACCTCAAAAATGCACTCAACGACCAGGACGCCAACCGCGCCGAAAGAGACGCCGCCTTCAGCCGAGAGGCGCTCGCCCAGGCGATGCAAGCCGCCCCGCTGCTCATGGGATTCCGCGACGAGCGAATGAACGCCCTCCTCCAGGGGCCGTCCCGCGCCGCCCTGAACGCCTCCGATGTCAACACGATGGAGGGGCAGCGTGAACTGAACCGCCTCCTCCGCGGCGACGACCCCAACAAGGATGTGAACCTCGTCGAAATGCAGAAGCAGACGGAACTGCTTCAGGGCGTCATCGACGCCATCAAGCAGCAGGATCAAGGCGCCACCGTGGAAATCAGAGGATAGAAAACATGGCCGATATTTCTTATAGCGTCACCGTCGCGGTGAACAAGGACAACCTGAGCAACAACATCTCGGCGTCCAGCGTGACGGCGACGATGAACAACGCCGGCCTCAAGAGCGTGACCTACACGCTCACGACGACCGCCGTGTCCATCTCGACGGCGAACCTGACGGCCGTCGGGCTGGCATTCTTGAGAAACCTGTCGACGGCGACCGCTGCCACAGCCCAGTTCGGCATCGACGCCGGCGGGTCGTTCGCGTCGGCCTGCACCCTACGGGCCGGCGAGCCGGCGGTCTTCCGCCTGTCGGCCGGGACGGAGTACGCCGCCATCGGTGCGGCCGGCGCCCGGCTCCGCGTGGACATCATCGAGGGCTAACCAGTGCCGAAGCTCATCAGCGAAGTAACGTCGGGCCAGTCGAACGAACTCAGCGTCCAGCAGGGGCAGGCGTCTGGGACGCGAGTCCGCGCGTGGCGTGTCATTCTGAGCGAACCTGGCGAGGCATACTCGGTCGAGGGCGCCATCGGGGTCAGGATCGGCGACCTGTACCCCGGCGACATCACGATGACCTGCTCGTCCATCAGCGAGCGGGCCAGCGGCGACTCGCGGACGGTGCGGGAGATTACGGCGACATACCGGACGATCGAGGGGCAGGGGCAGCAGCCGGAGCCGCCGGACATCCGGCCGGCGACGTTTTCCGTTTCTTCATCGCTGATGGAGATGCCGGCCAAGAAGTGGCGGCTTTTGGCGATCCCTGGCTTGGCGGCAGAGTCGGACACCATCAACCCGTGCGGCGACCGGTACGAAGGAATCACGAAGACCGTACCCATCATCACGATAACGATCGAGCAGTTCGACAACGCGCCGATGACAAACCTGCACCTGTCAGGGTATGTCAACGCAGACGCCTTTGAGTTTCTCGGATGGGGCATTTATCCGTACCACTGCATGCTCCGCAGCATTAACGTCCGGCCGGTCGTCGAGAAGTTCGGCGACCTCACCTACCGGGGCTTCACTCGCTCGTATGAGTTCGCCGTCAAGCCGGAGGCGGGCTGGATTCACGAACAGATCGTCGAGGGTTGGAACTGCTTCAACGACGGCCTCGGCGTCGGCGGAAATGACAGCGTCGACGAAGGGGCGTTGTCGCTGAAACACAACCTCGGCGTCGTCGAGACGCCGCTGGCGCTGGCGACGCCGGCCGGCAAGAAGGTGCGAGCCAGCGTCAAGATCGCCTCGGTGAACGCAAAAAACGCAGACAGTTGGTGCCAGAGGCCGTCGGGGCTGCCGGTCGCGCTCAACGTCAACGGTACGCCAAGAGACGTCAACGTGGCAGTCCCGAAGGTCTTGACGGAAGAGTATGTCGTGAACCCCGTGATGATCTTCGGCCGCAACTTCCAGAACCTCGGCGTCCGCATTCGGGACATCATCTGATGACCAAAGGCAACCGCCTCGGCGACAACCTGACAAACGCCCTCATTCGGGTGGTCGAGAAGGTCGAAGGCACGCCCGGCCGCGGGCAGTATTTCAACGTCACCGGCCAGTTCGAGGATATCCCCGACCCCGTCACCTTCCGCATCTGCACCTTCACAGGGTCGTGGGCGAAGAACGAAGACAAGGCGATCACGTTTAAGCACGGCGGCGGCGGGACGGTCGTCGCGACGAACCTGTTCGCGAACCTTTCGGCCCCGGCGTCGTCCGGCAACTGTGCCATCCACGCCGAGGGGACGGCGTGGTTCCTCATCGCCGCGGAGTGCGAGTGATGGTGCTAATGCCGTGCGGCA